GCGCCGCGCCGCGGCGGCAACGGTTGGATTTAACCGCGGAATCGGCCCGGTTGAAAAAAGCGCAAGCGGACAAAACGGAATTGGAGGTGGACGTTTTGCGCGGGACGTTGATACCCGCGGAAACGGCCCTTTTGATTTGGGCCAATTTCGTTACGGCGGCGCGGGCAAAATTCATTTCGCTACCGTCCACGGCGGCGCCGCGGGTTATCGGGTTGGAATCGGTGCGCGAGGTGGAAACCGAATTGCGCGAGTTGGTCCACGCCGGGCTTTCGGAGTTGAAAGAATATGATGGCGGCGAGTACGGCAACGGCGCAAGCGTCGGCGGTACTATCGAAAGCGGTCCGGTTGATCGGCCCGCCGCCGTCCCTGACGGTCTCCCAGTGGGCGGACGCAAATCGAATACTAAGCCGGGAGGCAGCAAGCGAACCCGGCCGGTGGCAGACTGACCGGGCGCCGTTCCAACGCGGGATTATGGACGCGATGGGCGAGCCGGGAATCCATACCGTCGTAGTAATGTGTTGCTCACAAGTTGGGAAAACTGAGGCGTTGCTAAACGGGATCGGTTATTTCATTGACCAGGACCCGGCGCCGATATTGGTAATCGAACCGACGTTGCAAATGGGTGAGGCGTTATCAAAGGATCGCGTTGCGCCAATGGTGCGCGATACGCCGGCCCTGGCCGGCAAGGTGCGGGCCGTCCGGTCGAAGGATTCCGACAATACGCTTTTGCACAAGGGTTTTCCGGGCGGGCATTTGACGATTTGCGGGGCCAATTCCGCGGCGTCCCTGGCCATGCGGCCGATACGCGTAATCTTTGCCGATGAAGTGGACCGTTATCCGGTGTCCGCCGGAACTGAGGGCGATCCGCTGAAACTGGCGTCAAAGCGTTCGGCCACGTTCCACAATCGCCTAACGGTTATGGTTTCGTCGCCAACGGTTAAGGGCGCGTCCAGAATTGAACAGGCTTTCAACCAATCGGACCAACGGCGTTTCTATTGTCCGTGTCCCCATTGCGGGACGTACCAACCGCTATTGTGGCGAAATTTGAAGTGGGGCAAAAACGCGGACGGCCACGGTTGGGACGGTTTGGACCCGTGGTTGGAATGTGAGTCTTGCGCGGGCGCGATACCGGAACAGGCGCGGCCGGCAATGCTGCGGGCTGGCGTTTGGACCGCCGAAGCGTTCGCGGCTGGCGTGGCCGGGTTCCATTTGTCCGAGCTATATTCTCCCTGGGTGCGCTGGCGCGAAATGGTGGCCGGCCATTATGAGGCAATCGGTGACACCGAATTGCGGCGCGTTTTTGTGAATACGTGTTTGGGCGAAACGTTCGAGGAAATCGGGGAGGGTATCGAACCCGGCCGCCTTATCGACCGCCGCGAAAAATACGCGGCGCCGGTGCCGGCTGGCGCCGTTGTCCTGACCGCCGGCGTTGATGTGCAGGATGATCGCCTAGAGGTGCAGGTGAGGGCGTGGGGGCCAGGGGAGGAAAGTTGGCGCGTAACCTACCGCGTTTTGTACGGCGATCCGGCGCAACCGGAAGTGTGGAACGCGTTGGACGATGTGATTTTATCGGGGCAGTTTGTCCACGAAACCGGGAACCGGCTTTCGGTTTCCGCAACGGCCATTGATAGCGGCGGCCACCATACCAAAGCGGTTTATGCCTACGTGCAGACGCGAGCGGCGCGGCGCGTTTTCGCCACAATCGGCCGGGCCGGGTTCGGCCGGCCTATGGTGTCGGCGCCGTCCAGGCGCAAAATGGGGCGGGACCGCCGGCCGGTGGATTTGTTTATTGTCGGCGTGGATGAAATCAAAAGTCTGGAACAATCGCGGTTGCGGCGCCAGGACCACGGACCCGGTTATTGCCATTTCCCGGAAACAGACGAATTTTCCACGGAGTATTTCGCGCAATTGACCGCGGAGGATTTGCACACCACGTTCCATATGGGAGTAGCCAAACGCGTTTGGAAAAAGAAACGGACGCGCAACGAGGCGCTCGATTGTTCGGTTCTGGATTACGCGGCGCTTGTCCTGTTGAAGCCGAATTTTGCGGCCCTGGGCCGGCGCCTGGACCGTCCGGAAACGCCGGGCGGTAATGATCCGTCTGGCGGCGCAAAGCCGGGTGGCGGCCGCGTCCGGCCGCCTGCGGGAAAGCGTGGCGGGTTTGTCAATAGGTGGTGACGATGAGCGTTATTGAGCCAACAACCATTTTCGCCGGGGCGCCGGTTACGTGGACGAAATCCCTTTCCGACTATCCAGCCGGAACGTGGACGTTGACCTATACGTTTTTGAACGCAACCGGGAAATTTACGGTGGTTTGTTCCGCGTCGGGAACGGACCACGTGGCCACAATTTCCGCGGTGGCGTCGGCGGCCCTGGTGGCCGGCGTTTACGGGTGGCAGAGTAAGGCAACGAAAACGGGCGCCGCGGCCGTGGTCGAATATGGCGAAACGTTGGTTGTTGCCGATTACGCGGCGGCCACCACGTTGGAAACCCGAACGGACGCGGCCATAATCGCGGCCGCGATTCTGGCGGTCCTAAAGGGCCGGGCCACGGAGGACCAGTTAGCGGTGTCCATTGCCGGGCGGTCGATTACAAAAATGACGCTGGCGGAGTTGCGGACCGAATTCGCGGCATGGTCGGCGGTTGTGGCAAAGGAAAAACGCGCCGCGGCGATTGCCGCGGGTACGCGTCCACGTGGCAAAACGTTGGCCCGATTCCCTTGATCGGTGGTGCAAATGCGGCTGGTTGATATTTTCAAGCGGAAACCGGAACCGGCGCGGCGGCCGCATTATGTCCGCCTGCCGGCGGCCCGCGGTTTCAATGCGGCGAAATCGGACCGCCTGGCGTCCGGTTGGTTGACACAATCCGAGTCAATCAACCAAAATCTTTATGAGTCCCTAAACGCGTTGCGGGCGCGTTCGCGGGATTCCTATTTGAATAACGATTTTGTGCGGCGCTTTGTGTCCATGAATAGGACCAACGTAATCGGCGCGAGGGGCGTTATCCTGCAATCGCGGGCGGTGGGCGCTGACGGAAAGGCCGATAGCGGCGCGAACGACGGGGTTGAAAGGGCGTGGTTGGATTGGGGCCGGCCGGAAAATTGTGAAGTTGCCGAGCGGCTTTCGTGGGTCCGCGTCCAATTGCAGGCGATAACGTCCCTTGCCGTGGACGGCGAAATATTGACCCGCCACGTTGTCGGCCGGCCTGGCGGCGGTAAATACGGCTACCGTATTCAAATGCTGGACCCGGAATCCCTGGATTGCCGCTATAACGAAACCGGTCCGGGCGGTTCAATGATCCGGCTTGGCGTCGAGTTTGACGCAATGGGGAAACCGCTGGCCTATCATTTGCGCCAATACCATGACCCGGCGCGGGCGTATACCGCCGGCAACGGCCGGAAATATGTCCGCGTTCCTGCAGCCGAAATCGTCCACGCATTTTCCGCGGACCACGTTGGCCAATTGCGCGGATACCCACCGATTTCGACGTCGATGGGGCGGCTCAAAATGCTAGATGGATATTTTGAGGCGGCCATGACGGCGGCCAGGGCCGGCGCCGCAAAAATGGGATTTGTAACCACGCCAACGGGTGATGAATACGAGGGGGACGGGGAGGATTCGAGCGGAAACCGCGTAACGGATTTCGAGGCCGGCGTGATCGAAGAATTGGCCGCCGGCCAGACGTTTACCGCGTTCGATCCGCGTTATCCGCATGAGCAATTCGGCGCGTTTGTCAAAACGTGTTTGCAAACTATTTCCGGATCATTGGGACCCGGCGTTTCATATTCGGCGCTTTCGGGTGACCTTGAGGGCGTGAATTATTCCAGTATCCGGACCGGGGTTTTGGAGGAACGCGAGGCGTGGAAAGCAATCCAACAATTTTTCATTGAAGCGTTTTGCCACCCTATTTACGAGCGTTGGTTAACAATGGCCCTAACGTCGGGCCAAATTTTCGTGGTTCCGCCGCGTGAGGGCGGGCCGCGGCCGGTGCCGCTCAAGGCCGGCATGGAATCCAAACTGCGGGCCGTGTCCTGGCAACCGCGGCGGTGGTCCTGGGTGGACCCGGCCAAGGACATGTCGTCGGCCGTTGAGGCAATCAACAATTGCCTAACCACGCGGTCCGCCGTGATTCGGGAACAGGGCCGGGACCCGGACGATGTTTTCCGCGAACTGGCGGCCGAAAATGCGAAAATGGCGCTGGCCGGGATTGTGCCGACGCCTGGAACCCAGACGCCGGCGGCGCCGGACAACAATGGGGGAACCGATGCCGAATAAGGCGGGCGTGGTGGCCGGCGCTTTCAAGGCCGGGGAGCGGGTCCGGAGCGTCGAATTTAGCCGGGAAGCGGTGGACCCGGACGCCAGGACCGCGGCGGTTGTGTTTTCGTCGGAGGCGTTGGTTGATCGCGGCGGGTACTATGAAGTTTTGAGCCACGAACCCGGCGCCATCCGTGGCGGCCGGCTGGACCGCGGTATGGCGGTCCTGGTTAACCACGAACCCGCGGACCACGTGGGCGTTGTTGAAAGTTGGACCGTTGGCCAGGACCGCCGGGGGCGGGCTTCATTGCGTTTCGGCGTAGGCGCAAGGGCTGCGGAAATTTTTGAGGACGTTAAAACGGGGATTCGGTCGGGCGTGTCCGTGCGGTACGTTGTCCACGATTTCCGCGAGGAAACCGCGCCGGACGGGTTGCCGCTAATGAGGGTAACGGATTGGGAGCCAACGGAAATTTCGTTAGCCAGTGTGCCGGCGGATATTGAATCGGCCGTTGGGCGCACTATCACCACGTGCCCGGCAACGCCGGGGGGGAGAAGTGAGAACATGAGCCAAGAGCAAAACCCGGCGCCGGCCGCGTCGGTGGTGGACGTTCGGGAAGTGGAAACGCGGACGCGTGCCGCGGATCTGGCCCGCGTCAATGAAATCATGGCAATCGGTGACGCCAACAAGTTGCCGGAACTGGCCCGCCACGCAATCGCCACGGGGCAGACGCTTGACGATTTCCGCCGCCAGGCGCTTGACGAAATCGGCAAGCGGCAAGCGGCCATTTCGTCCGCGTCGGCGTCGGTCGGCATGACGGAAAAGGAAATCAAGCGGTATTCCTTTGTCCGGGCGATCCGGGCGCTGGCCAATACTACGGACCGCGGTTTGCAGGAAGCGGCCGCGTTTGAATTCGATTGTTCGCGGGCGGCCCAGGATTCCAGCGGCCGAACGTCCCGCGGTATCATGGTGCCGCATGATGTGACCACGTACCAGCGTGCCGTGATGATCGCCGGAACCGCGAACGTCGGCGGCTATTTGAAGGAAACCGCGATTCATGCGGAATCTTTCATTGACGCTCTGCGGAACCGTTGCGTTGTTTTGCAGGCCGGCGCTACGGAAATGGGTGGCCTGGTCGGGGACGTTGCGATTCCGCGGATTGATACCGTGTCAACCGCAACGTGGGTTGGCGAGGACACCGCGCATACACAAACGAACCCGGTTTTGGGGCAGATGGCCCTTACTCCGCGGCAGGTCGGCGCATATTCGGACATTTCAAAAAAACTGTTGGCGCAGTCCACGCCGGCCGCCGATATGATCGTCCAGAATGACCTTGCGCTGGCCCTGGCAACGGCCATTGACCGCGCCGCGTTCCACGGCACCGGGACGCTGCAGCCGTTGGGCATTGCCGGCGCCACGGGCACCGGCATTACCGGCGTTTCAGCGTCCTATACCGGCGCCACAGACGGCGCCTCGCCGACGTATGCCCATTTGGTCGGCGTCGAGTCGGCGCTTGCGGGCGCCAACGGTGACGTTGGCAAAACGGCGTGGATTACCAACGCGTCGGTTCGCGGCAAGTTGCGGCAGATTTTCACCAACGCCACGTATGGAAGCCAGCCGTTGTTTACCAACGTTGCCGGTTCGCCTGGTGAGGGTGAAATCCTGGGATACCGTTGTTTGGTGACTAACCAAGTCGCCAATAACGTTACGCGTGGAGCGTCAACGTCAATTTGTTCTTTCGCGTTCCTGGGTGATTGGTCGGCGCTGGTTGTCGGTATGTGGACCGGCGTAGATTTGCTGGTTGATCCCTATTCGCTTTCCACGCGTGGCCAGGTGCGGGTTGTGGCCATTCAGTTGGCTGACGTTAACCTGCGGCAGGCCGGCGCTATGGCGTTCCTGGGTGGTATCCTGACCACGTAGGCGGCGCGTCGGGTGTATCGGGTGGGCGCCGGCCGGGCAATCTGGCGGCCGGCGCCTAAGTTGAAAACGGCGGTCAACGCGAGCTGTTGCTTTTTCGTGATAGTTGCTGCCGGCGGCAGGCCGGCGGCGGTGAAAGGTGGGGGTTGTGGCAAACGTTTTTGTTGTGATAACCGCGGGCGTCCAGGCGGCCGGCAAAAGTTGGGCGGCCGGCGATCTGGTCGAAGTGTCCCAAAATGACGCCAATATTTTGTTAGGCGTCCGCCGGGCCGTTTTGGCGACACCGGAGGAAATCGCGTTGGCGGCCGGCGTATTGCCGGACGTTGACCCGGAAGTTACCGCCGATCCGGTGAAACCGAAACGCGGACGGCCGGCCCGTGCCGATTGAAACCGCCGCGGACCGGATGGCGGCCCTAAAGTGGGCCGGCCAGTTGGTAACGCTGGACCGCGTGGCCACGCCGGCGCCGGGGGAAACCGTGCCGTTGGGCGGGCCGCCGCTGGTCAACGCCTGGACCGCGTGGGCCGTATTTGACCGGCAATTTGTGGCCGTGTTAGGCGTCGAATCCTACCGGCCAACGCTGACGTTGCGCGAAACGGACGCGTATTTGGCCGGGTATAACGGGCAGGCGGCGTATCTGGCCGAACGGGCGACCGTGGCCGCCACGGAAACGCTGGCCGGGACGTTTACGGTGTTAGGGATCGAACGGGACGGGACGGGTCTGGCCCTAATGATTTTGGAGGCGTCCGCGTAATGGCGCAAAATGGTGGTTTTTCGATCCGGCTCAAAACCGACTTCGCGGTTACGCGCCGCGAATTGGAACGGATTGAGCGGGTCCATATCCCCAAAGCCAAAGCGGCGGCGTTTGCGCGGGCCGGAAATGCCGCGTTGTCGGCGGCGTCAACGGAATTGGCAATGGTGGCCGGCGTCCCTAAGTGGATGATTCGGGGCGTCGGCGGCGGAGCCGGCGCGAAATCGTCCGGCGCCAGGCTACGGCGCACCAATTATATCCCGCGAATCGACGGGATTATTCTGGTCCTGTTGCACCGGCATATAAATCCGGCCGGCAACGTCCGAAAGGAAAACCGCGTAACCACGATGGCCCGCGGCGGCGGCGTTCGCGTGGCGGCGGTTGGTAAGGCGTACCCAAACGCGTTTCATCGGCCCGGCCCGGCCGGCGGCGCGGTCTTTACGCGGATCGGCACCGGGCCGGGGCGCGGCCTGAAAATGGAAACGCTGGCAATGGACCCGTGGGCGGAAAAATTGGTCCGGCGGACGGCCGGCGTGGTGGTCCCGCGGGTTTTCGCGGAACGCTTTGAACATGAAATGCGGCGCCGCATTAAGTAGCGCGGGGGGTTGCGGGTAATGGCCCACGCCAGGGAAACGATCCGGAAGGCCGTGGTAACCGCGGTTACCGGGTTAACGTCCACGGGTTCGCGGGTGACCTGCGGCGTGGCGCATGACCGGCCGTTGGCGTCCCTGCCGGCCCTGGTGGTTGAGGTGGCCACGGACGGCGGGGAAACGGTATCGGCCGAAATGGAAAACGAATTCGGCGCCGTCCATATCCGCCGCCTGCCGGTGACCATAACCGCAATGGTATACGGCGGGACAACGTATTTGGACGCGCTCGATTTGATTTGCTTAGAAGTCGAAACGGCTATTCATGCGGCCACGGCGCTAACGGCAATGGTCAAACGGATCGGCCTGGAATCAACGGAAATATCAATGTCCGGGGAGGGCGAAACGCCGGTGGCGGTGGCCGTCCAACGGTGGGCGGTCCTTTATGCAGTTGACGAAACGGCGCCGTCCGCGGCGCTAACCTAACGGGGGTTCCAAAATGGCGATTGTGCGGGGCAAGTTGGCGCGGGTTTTGATCGGTTCCACGCCGGCGGTTGTCGGGCATCTGGTCGGAAAAATCGACTACGAAGTTTCCGATACGTTGATCGAAACGACGGCGTATGATTCGACCACGCGGACATATGTGCCGGCCGATTTGAAAACGGCCACGTTGTCCATTGAGGCGCAATTCGATGCCGCGGACGCGCCGCAGGACGCGTTGCGGACCGCAATGGTGGCGGGTGCCGTGGCCCTGGTCCCGGTGACGATTTACCCGGAGGGTTCCACGGCCGGCCTGGTGAAATTTTCCGGGTCGATGGCGCTCAAAAGTTTGAAAGTCCTTTCCGCGGACGTTGAGGGGATAACCACGATGGCGGCCACGTTTGAAGGGGCGCCGCTGGTCGAGGCTACGGTATGACAGCAATTGGCCTGTTGCCGTTTACGTTTGATTTCCAGGACGGGAGCGGGCCGCTCACGTTTTACGCTAGGCGTATGTCGGCCCGCGAACGGATGCAGGTCGAGGCTGTCCGCCAAACGCGAATGGTGGCCGGCCCGGACGGTAAGGCGGTCGAGGTTATCGCCAATCCAACGGAAGTTGTCACAACGGCGTTTATCATCCGGGCGCGTGATTCCATCGGGGGCCGGCTGTTTTTCCAGCCGGCGGACGCGGCCCGCGTTTGGGATTTGTACAATCCCGAAGTGATTACCGCCGCGGTGGTGGCCCTTAACGCGCTGGACAATGAACCGGGAAACGGATAACGGACGCGGGTATGGCGGAGTTGTTCGCTATTGCGCACCGGTTGGGAAAAACGGTGGCGGAAATGCAGGACGTACCCGCGTCCGAAATCGACGGCTGGCGCGAGTATTTCGCGGGGGTTGACGGGTCCGCCGTAGCGGGCGCGGACGATTGGCGGGCCGGCCTGGCGGCTGGTGGTGACAACCGGAGGGGGGCGCGGCGTGTCGGTTAACCCGGCAAAAATCATAATCGGGGCGAAAGACGAAACCGCGGGCGCGTTCCGATCCGTCGAAACGGGCCTAAAGGGTATCGAAAAAACCGCCGGCGGCGTCGGGAAATTGTTGGCAAACCTGGCCGGCCCGTTGTCGGTCGCCGGCCTGGTTATGGTCGGCAAGGCGGCGCTCGATTCCGGGGACCAAATCAAAACGTTGTCGGATAAGTTGGGCGTTGGCGCCGTTGCGCTTTCGCAATACCGGTATATTGCCGGCCAGACGGGAACCGATTTTGAGACGTTGGGCAAGGGCCTTAAATTTTCCATGAAAGCCGTTTCCGAGGCGGCCAATGGTAATGATTCCCTGGCGGCGCGGTTTAACGATATTGGCCTATCAGTAAAACAATTGAGGGCGCTTAACCCGCAGGACGCGTTCGAGAAAATCGGCGCCGCAATCGCGGAATTGCCGAACGAATCGGACCGCGCCGCGTTCGCAATGGCCATTTTAGGCAAGGCCGGCGCCGATTTGATTCCGGTTTTCGCCGGCGGTGCCGGTGCGCTGGCGGCCATGCGGGCCGAATCCGACCGGTTGGGCCTGACGTTGACCGATGAAGCGGCCGCGGCGTGCGATTCCGCGAACGATGCCGCCACGGCGTTACAGCAAACGCTTTCGGCCGCGGCCACCACTATCATGGTTGAGGTGGCGCCGGCGCTTACAGAGGCGGCCATTGCGTTGCAACCGGTGGCCAAAGGATTGGGGACGTTAGCGGGGTTTTTCAAGCTATTCCAGCGGCCGAATAAAGTGGCGTTTTTGGGCGGGATTACCGAAACGTCCGCGGCTTATAAGGAATGGCTAGAAATCTACTATTCCAAAGGGCCAGAGGCCGGGGACGATTTCATAACGCGCTATAACGTCGGCGTCCAGGCGGCCCGTGACCGAACGTGGCAGTTGGTAACCGGAACGCAAGCGTATACGGTTTCCGCGGGGGGCGCGGAAAAGGCGACCGCGGCGCAAACGCTGGAATTGCGCCGGCTGGCCGCGGCGACCGCGGACGGCGTATCGGAGGCGCAAAAGGCGGCGGCCGACGCGGATAAGGCGGCCCAAAAAACCGCGGCCGCTGCGGCGGCCAAAGCGGCAGAGTCGAAAGCGGCGGACGATTTGGCGGCGTCCCTGGCCCGGCTGGCCGTGGCGCGGGAATTGGCCGATTTCCAAACGCGGATAGCCGGGGACCAGGAAACCGCCGCGCAACGGGCCGGCGGCAAGCGGGCGTCCGAAGTGCAGGCGTTGGACGAAACGCGGGCGGCCGCTGCGGCCGCAGAAGCGGCGCTACACAAAACCAAAACCGCGGCGGATACGGCATTTTCAACGGCCGAAAACGCGGCGCGGGCCGCGGCCGACACTATCGCGGATTCCTTTACCGCGGCGGTTTTTGATTCCAAACGGAAATTGATTGATTTGCGGTCCATTGCCGGGTCAATTTTCGGTATGCTAATGTCTTACGGCGTCCGCTATGCAATCGGAGCGTTGATTCCCGGCCTGGCTCCGGCAATGGGGTTTGCAAAGTCCGCCGGCCCGGTGGCCGCGGCGCCGGCGCTTGGTTTGAAGTCCGCCGGCCCGGTGGCCGCGGCGCCGGCGCCTGGTTTGAAGTCCGCCGGCCCGGTTGGCCCGGCACCGGCCGCCGGATCCGCCGGCCCGGTGTCGCTGACGGTCAACGTTTCCGGCGTGGTGGACGTTACCAATCCGCTATCGGTTCGCCGGCTGGCAACGGCGATTCAGGCGGAGTTGGACGCCGTAGCCAAATTCCACGGACCAACCGGGAGCGTGGCCTAATGGCTATCGGGTTCCAGCAAATCGCGGACCGTTGGTCAACGTCGGGCAGTTGGGGCGCGTCCTATTTCGGAACGGCGCCGTTCGGCGGCCAGGATTTCGCGGTTGTTTTCGTGCCGGCGCCGCAATGGGGTTCCGACAATTTGACGCTGACCACGGCGCAAAGCGTTTCCGATATGGTCCTGCGGCGCAACGGCCAGCCGGTGTCCGTGCGGCCGTGCGCGAATTGGGCCACGTGGCGGGTTGTTTACGCTCGGCTGACGGGCGCGGAAGTTGCGGCGTTGTGGGCGTTTTGTCTGGCGCGGATCTTTTACCTTTTGCCAACCGGCGATCCGGGCATAACGCGCCGCGTATATTGGACGGACGGGGTTTTCCGGCCGGAACCGGTCGGGCCTGACGCCTATTCCCTGGCGTTTACCCTTGAGGAAATTTGAGAAAGGCGGCCGGCTGTGGCAATCCTATATGGTCCAATCGCAAGGCTGGCGTTGCCGGACGATGGGAATCAAGCGTGGGGCGGTGCGATCCGGCAGAATTTCGAAACGCTGGAAAAGTTGGCCGCGGCGTCTAACTGCTATTACGTGAGTCCGGCATTTACTGACGCGGAAATTCATACGGCCGGCGCCACGGACCCGCGGTTTTTCCAAACAATCCAGGCGGCCCACGATGCGATTCCGGCCACGTATGGGCACAACAATCTGGCGACAATTTTTGTTGAGCCGGGGCAGTATACCGAAAACCTAACCATTACAAAATGCGTTCGGTTGGTTGCCCACGGAGCAACAAATTATCGGGGATACGTTGGCGGCGTAATCATTGCCGGCACTTCTGCGGCCCTGGTGCCGACTGTTACGGTAACCGCGCCGTCTGGACAATTTATTTGCGTCGGATTTGATGGGTTTGGTTTTCAAAACGTCTACAGTGGCGCGGCCACAACGATTTCCCAGGCGCAATTATTGAAGGTGACAAAGCAAACGGTTTACGGCGCGTCACCGGTTACGCTGACCTTGCAAAATTGTGATTTGCGGGCGCAAACGTGGGGCGTCAACAATGATTGGGCGTATGGAATCCACGTTGACGGTTACGCCGATTTTTTCATGCGGCGTTGCGCTATGGTCGCTTTAAATTTCAATAACGGCGGCGTTGGAGATTCCGGAATCGCCAACGTTATTTGCGTGACCGGCGATAATGCGAACTCCAAACCGGCAACGGCTTTGATTGACCAGTGTGCGTTTTCCCAAGCATACGCGGGCGACGGCGCCGGCACCGGAAACCGGTCCGTGTTTTACGTGAATAACAGGGCCGCCGTTGTAGTGGCGCGAACGTCAGTATTGAAGGCGGCAATTGGCGGGTTTACGGCAATTGGGATCACGGGCACAAACTCCGTTACCGGCTTGGCGGCCGATACCGGGACGTATGGTAACCTGCTGAATATTGATTTGGCGAATCTGTAACGCGGGGGGTGCGGCGTGGCGGAAATCGGGGTTCTTTCGCGGGTGTTTCGGCCAATGGTGCAGGCGGCCGGCGCCGGCGGCGAGGTGGGGGCCATTGAACCGGCGCCGTTCCTGGTGGCGGTTGTGGGCCGGTCTGGAAACGTGATTATCGAGGATGATTTGATATTGGCCTTTGCGGATTACGCGGGTCTTGAGGCCGAATGGACGGACGGAACCGCCACAACGGTCCTGGTGGCCGCCATTGACGCGGCAATGGCCGGAAAGGCCGTGGTCGATTACGGGTTGACGGCGCCGCAACGGTCCCTGTTGGGCGTGACGGTGGAGTTGTAGCGTGGCTATGGATGCCGCATTTCTGGCCGCGTGCGCGGACCCGTTCGGGGAAATCCTGGCGGTCCGGATAACCGCCGCGTCGGATTATGGTCCCTGGGACCTAACGGAAAATTGGCCCGTTGTGGCGATGGGTCCGATTTCGTTTGTCCGGGAACGAGAATTCGGCGTGGTGCAGGGCCAGGCGTGGCAAGTGACGTTGAACAATACGCCGGGGACATTCCCGGTTGCGCTGGCCCGCGGCTGGTGGGTGGCGCTTGAAACCGGGTTTGCCGTGGCGAATACGTGGACCGTGGTAGCCCAGGGCCGCATTACGCGGGTTATTTCCACGGCGGCGGCTACGGTTACCCTAGAGGTAACGGACGCGGTGGTGGGGCTATTGGGGGCCACGTTGCCGCGGGATATTCGGTTTCAATCGACGGGCTGGATTTCCGAAGTCAAAACGCAAGGCCGGGCGCTGGCGTCCGGATCCTGGGATTCTACGGTGCCGCTGGTCCTGAATACGCCGGCCGCCGCTGACGATGAAACGTTTACCATCGAATTTACGTCAACAACGGCGTACAAAATCGGATTGCAGGACGGGACCGCAACGCAAACGGGGACCACGGCCGCGAACAAAACGATTGCCAACGTTGCCGGGGATGCCGGGATTATCACCATACCGGCCGCGGGTTGGGCAGGCAGTACGTTTGCCGCGGGTGATATTTTTGTGTTTTCGACGGCGCGGGCGCGGACCGCCGCGGAGCGTTCGCCAATTTGGATGATAAAACATTTGGTGGCCGATTTCGTGGGCCTGGCAATTTATGACGTTTTGGCCGAGGGCTATTTTGCAACGCCATTTTATGACGTTGACGCCTGGGATACGTTGGCCGAGGCGGCGCGGGGGGACGGCCACCAAATAACCGGGACGTTCGCGGCCGGAACGTCGATTGTGGCAATGATTCAGGATTGCCTAAAAATCGTCCACGGGTCGATTTTCCCAACGCCAACGGGCCAATTGGGGCTTTGGGTTATTTCTCCGTCCGTGTCCGGCGTGGTATCGCTAAACGGCAACGCTGCGGCCGGCCCGGTGTCCATACTTGACGGGCTTTCGGTTGCAGACGGCGTTGACCAGGCCGTTTCCGCGGTAATCTTTCGCTATCTCACACAAAGCGGCGCGGACGCGGAATATAGGGTGGTCGATCCGGATTCCGAATTGCCGTTCCTTCAGGAAACCACGATTTCCGTTGATTGGGAATTGCGCCAGTTGTCGGCAAAAACCGCGGCCGATCAATTTTTGGCCCGCTATCGCAACGGCGCCAAGGTGTATACGGTGCCGGCAACGCTGGCCGCAATGCCGGCCGCGGTCGGCGGCGGCGTTACGCTGACCGATGCCGCGTTGTCCTTTGACGCGGTGACTAACGAGGTAACCGGCGTCGAGTTGGATTTGATCGAAAACAAAGTGACGCTAACGGTCCAATCGGACCCGGTGGCCGGATATGGCTGGTTCTACCTGAATTTGTCCTTACTGGACGGGACGGCGGTAATCTGGTGACGTTTACGCCAAAGGTGTTTACCAGCGGTTCGGCGCTGCCGGCGTTGAGCCTAAACGAAATGGACGCGAACGACGATCACGTACGCGAGGAAACCGCGTATAGGCTTGTCGTATCCCTGGCCCAAATAACGGAAGTTTGGGTGGGTGGAACCGGGTTTGTTGGGTTCCGCCTGTTGCTGGACGGCGCCACGTATTTGGGAACGCCTGTTTACGGGACCGGCTCAAAAAAGATTGCGGACATTGGTTTGGGCGGCGTGTCGGTCGGGCTTCATTATATCCGGCTGGCGTTGTGTCGGTCCGCCACGGACGGCGGGGCGGTCCTGGAAAACCTGGCCATGCCGGGCATTGTCCGGTTTTACCGGACCGCGGACCTGCAATATTTGTCCGTCTGGTGGACCTACGTTTCGTTTTCGGCGTCGGTGGTGACGGTGCGGGACATAACGGTTTTGGGGCACCGGGAAGTTAAGGGTTGGTAACTGAGGGGGGCACGATGAAACGGATTTTGGTTGTCCTGGCGCTTGTCCTGGTGGCGCTGGCCGCGTTCGCGGCAAATGACCGGGAGAAAATCATTACGGCGGACGGCGGCGGTTCACTGACAAAGGGCCTTAATTTCTGGTCCGGTCCGCAGTTTGTGGATGTGGCCAGCAACGGGACGGCAACAATCAAATTCCTATGGTTCAACAATGCGGCAACGGACCGCGCCGATTCCAATTTGGCGGAAATCGGGCCGATTTGGGTTCTGCGGGATTGGACCGGACCGCGTTCCTTTGGCCCGTTCGCGGGGGCGCCGGATTCCTTCTTTGTTGATTTGGGGACGGCAACCGAGGTTATCGTATCGTGGTAAGGCGGCTCATTTGGGCCGCCGCGTTGGCCGGCCTGGTGGTGGTGGCCTGCGGGTTCAACCGCGGCCATTACGGCGCAACGCGGTATTCCGGGCGGTCCAAAACGTACCAGGCGCGGGCGCTTTACGTGCCAAATAAGGCATGGCAACCGTTTACCGGCCCGTCCCTTGCGTGGGCGTCGGTTTCCATTTCGTCCACAGAGGACGCGGTGATTACCTACGCGGCCACAACGGACACTGACGCGGCCGGCGTCGAATTCCGGCTGTATTGTGCCGGAGTCGGGAAAACGTATACGTCAGGCGTTTCGGTGGCCGGCACAAGTCACACCATTGCCGACACCATACCGGCCGCCGATTCGGAATCCCTGGACGGAACGGCGCAGTTTGTTTGGTCCTGGCGCTATAACGACGGCGCCGGCCACGTTGGGGATTGGGTGGAATTGGAGGACACCGGTCCGGCCGGCGTGGTGATTCCGCCGTTTACCGGTGGCCCGGTTTTTGAGCGTGAACAATGGCCCGCACCGGCGTTTGCCGCGGCGGCAACCGGGTGCTACGTGTCCCGGACGTTCAATACGTTGGGATTGACCACGGTTCCGCTGGCGGCCGTGGCAACCGTTACGGTGCGCTTGTGGAATATTACGGACGGCGTGGCCGTGAGTACCGATCAAACGAAAGGGCCGGCCGCCACGGTCGGGGTTGCGGCGAAGGGCACCGGCTTTCTCGCCAGGGCCGCGGCTGTCGGCAGTGATTACGCGTGGCAGTATAAAGCCGTAACCACGGTGGCCGGGTACAAAAACGTTACCGCCTGGACGGAGTTTCCGACCCTAACTTTCGTGTCCGAAAATTCAACGGCGTGCGGATACGATCCGGACGCGCCTACGGAATAGGGGGGCGCGTTGGCAATTTCAGAAACGGACGAGCGAAACATTTTTGTGGCCCTGGCCGAAATCAAAGCGGAGTTGCGCGAATTGCGGGCCGGCCGGCCAACGTGCGCGGTCCACGATGCGGCGCTAGAGGCGTTGGACCGCCGCGTTTCGGTAATGGAGACGGCCGCCGGCAAAGAAAAGTTTGCAACCGCGGTTATTGCGGCCGTTGCGGCGTCCCTGGTCCTATTGGCACAATATCTGTTTGCCGGCGGCGGAAAACCCGCGGCCGGCGCGTAACCCAACCGCGGGGGCGGCAATGCTGACGGATGATCGGATAATCGGAATCGCCATCGGCGCGGCGAAAGCGGCGGACATTCCGGCGCCGTTTGTTCTGGCCCTGGTTGAAGTCGAATCAGGCGGCAATCCGTGGGCGTGGAATCCGGAGCCGGCGTATCGGTATTATTGGAATACCAAAACCGGCCGGCCGTTCCGTGCGCTGACGCCGGCCGAAACGGCGTCAAGGGTTCCGCCGTGCGATTTTCCGGCGTTTCCCGGTGCGGATCGAGACGCCGAATTTTGGGGCCAGGGCGTTTCGTGGGGGTTAATGCAGGTAATGGGAGCCGTGGCGCGGGAACGCGGGTTCGGGGCGCCGTTCCTAACGGCGCTATGTGACCCGGCGGAAAACTGCCGGATCGGCGTGGCGGTTTTCCGGTCCATGATGGAACGTTTCGGCAAGGCGCCGTCCGCCATTGCGGCGTATAACGCCGGGAGTCCGCGGTATGTGCCAGGAACGCGGACGTTTGTTAACCAAAGTTACGTTGACCGGGTTTTGGCCGCGGTGGCGGCCTGGACGAAAAAGCTAGAGGGGCCGCCGCTATGACGGGCGTTCGCAAGTTTACGCTTTCGGTCCTGGCCCTGGTGCTAACGCTGGCGTTTGCCGCGTGGGCGCCGGGGATAACAGAGGCGGCCCGCCTGCGGGCGTTGCAGTTGGCGGAATTTGAATTCGGGGCGGCCATATTGGGCCACGTGGCAAGCGATTTGGTGAAACGTCCGGCCGGCGGCCGGCAAACGGAGGGCGGAACAAAGTGAGCGTGTTTACCGCAATCGGAAAAATCGTGGCAAAAGCGTATGGTGCGGTTTCGTTTGTTGTGGGGATCGGAAAACAGATGGTCCCGTTTGTCCGGGCGGCCCGCGAATTGTCGCCGGACCTTGACCGCGTGGTTGACCGTATCGAGGCGCAAGTGACCGCGGGCGGGGACGCGGCGGATGATTGGATTGACCGCAACGTCGAAGCGGTGCGGGCGCTGGACAATTTCTTTTCCGAATTGGTGGTTGCGGGCCAGGCCGGCCGGGAAGTAACCGCGTTGGCCCTGCGGTTTTCGCAAGCGGAAACGCCGGATACCATTACGCCACGTGAAACCGAAACGTTGGTCCTGGCCGTGGCGGCGCTGCGGGCGGCCCTGGCGGATTTGGGAACCGCGGACGATTTGGAAAAGATGCTGGCGGGCCTTTGACCGCGTAAAACGGTTGACCGCCGGCCGGCTGGTGCGGTAGAATTAACCATGCGTTACCGGACGGAACCGGTGGCGTTGGGCGGTCCCTTGCGCGAGGGGGGCCGCCTATTTTTTCGCAAATATCGGTTGACCGCATTTCGGGGCGCGGATTATTGTGGGCGCGTCGGCGTGGTGTCGGCGCGAAACCGTGGGGGTTGTCATGCTGGAATTGGTGGCGTTGAAGGCCGTTTTTGTTCTCACGCTTGGCGCCGTGGACGGCTGGTTGGTCCGCGGCGTTTTGCGTTCCGTCCCGCGTTCCGGGGATTGGTGGATAGGGGTTTTGTTGTCGGTGTCGGTCGGCCTGTTGGTCCTGGCGGAATTGCTGCGGCTGGTGGCGCTGGTGGCCGGCGGTACGGTGGGCCAGCCGGGCGGCCCGGTGGTCGGGGGCGGGATATGAGCCGGCGCGGGGCCGTGGCCATTTACGCGGCAAAAGATCCGGCGGGCCGCTACCGTCCGGAAACCGTTAGCTATCAAGTGCGGTGGTGCTGGACGCGGACGGCGGTTACCTGCCCGGATTTCCCGCGGCCAGGGCGCGGCGTGGACGTTTTGAATCCGGGCCACGCGAAACGGCGCGGAACGCGTGAGGGCTGGACGGTAGCCCGCGTGGTATTGCGCGGGGTTCCGGATTCGGGGGGCACCAATGGATAATCAGGCGGACCGTATGTTGGCCGGCGCCGCCGGTCCATTTGACGGCGTGAAACGGGCGTCCGCGGCCGTCCAGGCGTTGCGGGCGCTGTTGGCCTGTTGCCGGTTGGGCGGACCGAATAACCGATGGAACAACGGTTGCGGTTGTTGCGCCACGGAAACGCTGGTCGAAATGCCTGAATATCTGGCCGCCGTGGCAGCCCTGGCGGCCATTGACGGCGGTTACGGGCCGGACGCGGCCGCGGCCGCCGGCGTTTGCAATTGTTCGCTGCGGGTTCGGTTGGTCGGTGACGGGTGCCGGGTTTGTAACCAGGATTACGCGGCCGGCCTGGACGGTGCCGAAAATGGCTAAATGGCGCCGCGTTGACCCGGAGGCGTGGACCCGGCCGGAATCTGGCCGGCCGGTGCCGTCCGGTATTGATTTGTTCACACCGGCGCCGTTTGTCCGGCAATCGGAAACGTCGGCCGCGGCGGCGGAGTCAATCGGCGCGGTTGCCGGGACGATCCGGGCGGCCGTATACCGCGAATTGCAGGACCGCGGCAAGGCCGGCGCCACGGACGATGAACTACAAACGGCGCTTGGCCTGCGGGTCCAGACGGAAACCGCCAGGCGTTGCGAGTTGGTGGATTTGGGGTTGGTGTCTGATTCTGGCCATACCCGCAAAACGTCCGCCGGCCGGCTGGCCGTGGTTTGGGTGGCCGCGCCTGACCGTTTCGGGGCCGGCCGCAAGCTATCGGCCGGCGGATTCCGCGGAACGGCGCGGCGCAAGGCGGCCAGGACGGCCCTATTGGAGTCCGTGATAGCAGACGCGCAACGTTGGTTAGAATCGGCCGGCGCGGAACGTAGCGGCGGTCCGGACCTTGCGGCGCTGTTTGAAATCCTGGCGCGGGGGGGCGGCAAATGAGCGGGAACGAAAAACGGCGATTGGCTGACGGTGACCGGATAACCGCCGCCGGCCTGCGGTTCCGGTTGTCATGCCATTGGACATTTTGGGCGGTTGGCGTGTCGGTTTCGGTCCGCCGCCATTGGTACGATTTGCAGGCTGGCCGCCAGGCGGCAACAACGTTCGGCGTTATGGCTGGCCCGTGGACGTTGTGGGCCACAATCGAAAGGGCGGAAAAATGAGCGGTTGCAATCGGGCATTTGTCCGCCTGGTCCTGGCGGCGCGGATCCGGGCCACCAACGCCAGGCGCCGGCGCGGCTGGCCGCGGGCCACGGTGGCGGCGGCCTGGGCGGAATACCGCTGCAGGCGGCGCCGGCCGGCGCTGGACGCGCCGCGGCCGGCTGGTGGCCCGGTGGCCCGGCCTGGCCGGCGCGGCCCGCAGGCGGCCGCCGTGGCGCTTGTGGGATGGGTTAAAAATGCGTTGCGGGTTCCTGGCCGCGGTCGGGCGCGGTAGCGGGCGACGGCGCCAGACGTTCGGCGCCGTAAGTCCTATCTGTTTAACAATCTGCCGGGGGTGGTTATGAGGCAATCGGAAATTGACGCGGGGGTTGCGCGGCGGGCGGCGGCGGCTATCGACGGGCCAAGAATGGCGCGTGGCCGGATCAATATCGGATCGGCCAGCGGGACGCTTTACGCGTTCCGCCAAGAAATGATTGTACGCGTGCCGGCCGTGGCGGACGATAGGTTTCCGGCGTTCCGCTATTACGTGGCCGCGGAATTCGGACGCGAGGAAATCCGCGGCCTGCGGCGCCTGGCCGCCGCAAACGCTGACGGAATCGCGGCGCCGTCCCGCCTGGTCCTTTCCCTGGACGGTCCGCCGCCGTCCTATTGTCCGGGTGCGCGGGTGGTGTCGGTAATGGTTACCGGCAAGCTGGGCGGCCTGGCGGACGCGGACGTTGTTCTGGTCGGGGCGCCGTTCCTGGCGGTCCCGAAATCGAATTGGCGCCGCCGGCTGGCGGCATGGTTTCGGCGGTGACGGTGTTAACCCGGATTCCGTTCGGGTCTGTTTGGGAACAACTAAACCATTTCCGTGGGGGAAAACATGAATCGAGCGTTGAACCTTTCGCCGGACGTTTTGGGCCTGATTCGGGACGCGTTGCCGGACATTTTGGGAATTTCCATTTCCGCGGCCGGTGCATCCGGCCGCTGGTCCGTTATCGCGGTAACGGGTGACGTTGGCGTTGTTTTACACCGGGGCATTTCGCGGGCGCGGGCGACCGATTTGGCCGATGAGGCGCGGTACGCCGTTTTGGCCCTGCGGGCCGGCGCCAATAACCCGGCAACCGGCGCCGTTTGTCCGCCAGGACCGCGGCCGGCGCCGCCGCTGGCCCGTGGCGCCACGTTTGACCGCGGGGCGGCCGCTGGTGCAGGCCGGCGCCAGGGCGCCGCAGGCGGCCAGCGGGACGCCACGGTGCCAAAACTGGCCGGCGTCCCGGTAATGACGATAGCGGCCAACCGGATGATCCCGCCGGGAGCGTGGACCAGGATAGGCGCCACGTACCCGGCCGGCGCCGTGAAAATGGTGCATTGGCGGACGCGGTTCCACGCCAGGCCAACGTGTCATTTTTCAGCGGACCGGGCCACAACGCTTTGCGGCCGGCCGATTCCGCTGGACGATGGCGCGGCAACCGTGGCGTGGGGGACGCGGGCCGGAACGTCGGGAACGTGTGCGGTATGTGAGGCAAAGCGGGAATCGGCGGCGGCGCTGGCGTCCGCCGTGGGGACCGCATTATGAGGGCGCGGAATATCAAACCCGGCTTTTTCGCTAATGACCGCCTGGTTTCCCTGGACCCGATATACCGGTTGCTGTTTGTCGGGCTTTGGTGCATGGCGGACCGCCGCGGATTGGTAGAGGACCGTCCGGCCAAAATCAAGTTGACGCTGTTTCCCGGTGACAATATCGACGTTGAGGCCGGGATTGCGGCACTTGTGGCCGGCGGGTTTCTGGTGCGCTACGTGGACGCCAAAGGAACCACGGCCATTTCGGTGGTCAATTTCAGCCGGCACCAAAACCCGCACCAACGGGAAAAGGAAAACCCGGACATTGAACCGCCGGAATCGAGCGATTCCGCGCCTGTTGAGCCTAAACCAAACGGGCCAAAGCCGGTTACGCCGGCCGCGGGCCGGCCTGGTGCCGGCACCGGGCCGGCCCGGCTGATTCCTGATTCCGGATTCCTGATTCCTGATTCCGGATTGTTGAATCCTGAAGGGGGAGCCGGGCCGGGCCGGCCGGCGGCCGGCCCCCGGCCCGGCCTATCCCGTCCCGCCACGTTGAAACAAACGGAATTCGCGGCGCGGCTGTTGGACGGCCACGGGTTGACGGTTTCCAAATGGCTGGCAAACCACGGTGCCGGCGCCGTGTTACTTGACGGCCACGTTGACCGAATCAAGGCGGATTATTCCGAACCGCCGGCGCCGCGGCGGGCCTATGAAATCCCGCAACCGCCGGACCCGGAGTTGACCGCGGCCGAACGCAACGCCGGCCTGGCGGCCCTGGCCCGCCTGCGGGCGGCTGGCGGCCTGCCGGTCGGACGGCCGGCCGCTACGGTGGGCAATTGAAGGCGCCGCCGGACGGGTGCGCTTGTCCCGCGTGTGGGGCGTCTGGCGTGGTCGGCGTGGTTCCGCGCCGCTACCTTTGCGGAACGTGGACGGATGCCGCGGCCAACGTATACCCGTCCGTTTTTTGCTTAATGACGGCCGAACAAATGGCAACCGGGAAATGGGACGAAAGCGGGGCTGACAATGCCGGCCGATAGGAATTTGGCGCCTTACGTGTCCAGCGAATCGCGGGCCATTGAATCGCTGGCCCTGGTGGTGACCGCGTTAGCGGCCCGGCTGGCGTTACTTGAGGCGGAAACGGCAACGGTCCGCCTGGTCTGGACGCGTGATATAAATCTAACGGGCGGCCATTTAGCGAACGAAACGCGGGCGCGGGTTGTTGCGTTGCGGGACGCGTTATTGGCCGCCGAAACGGCTGCGGCTGGCGCGTCTTTAGTGGTCGATACGCTGGCGGCCGTGGCCGGCGGCTATCGGTGGCGGCGGTCGGAGTTGGGGAACCATAACGGTCCGGGGATACCGGACGATTTCTAGGGGGTGGCGGTTTGAAAAACGTGTTTCGGGTGGCGCTGTTTGTGGCAATGCTGGCGCCGCTGGTGGTGTCCGGCCAAACGGTAACGGTTGCGGTCCGGTATTCATGGACCGCGCCGGTTGACGGATCGGCGGTCCACCATTACGAAATCCAAACGTCGGCGGCCGATCCGGTGTCCTGGTCCGCCGCGGGTACGGTGACCACGCCGGCCGCTACGTTGGGCCTGGCGGCCAACGTGGCCACAATCGTCCGCGTCCGTGGCGTTGACGCGTTGGGGCGGTCGGGCGTCTGGTCGGACAATTCGGTTCCATATACGGCCGATCCTGGCCCGCCGGGCGCCTGCGGCAAACCGGCCCGCCAGTTATGAAAACCGCGGTCCGTTGGCGGTCTGAGGATTATTTGCGTTGGGTGGCGTCCAGGCCGTGCGCCAGGTGCGGACGCGAGGGTGAAACCCAGGCGCACCATATCCGCGGCGCCGGCCACGTGTCGGGCGTTGGCGTCAAGGCGCCGGACCATTGGGCCGCGCCGTTGTGCTGGCGTTGCCATAATGATTTCCACGCAAACCCGTGGCCGGGAGCGGCGGCGGATCAGTACCGATGGATTGCCGAAACGCTGGCCGCGTTTGTGGATGAAATGGCGGACCATTACCCGGCAACGCTGCATGGTTTTTGTGGGTGGTTGGCCCGGTTCGGAACGTGGCCGCCGGCAAAATAGGTGCCGCGTCCGTCGATGATTTGTTGACCGTGGCCCGCCGCGGGGCGGAAGGTGGCGGCGCTGACCGGGAAACCGGTTGGCGCAAATGGCGGCGCCGGACCCCACGCCGGCGCCGCCGGCCACCACGCTGGGAGCGGCCGAAATGGCGAATAGAACCCGTCCGCAGGCTCAAAATGGCACAATGCCGAATAGCGGCCGCTTAGCGGGTCCTTCCGGGGCTTTTGGCGTAGCGGGTCGCCGGCGCCCCAAGATTTGCCTAGAGTTGCGGCGCCCTAGCGTTCCACCACAGGATAACGGCAAGACGGACCACAATCGGTTGTGGTCCTTTCGTGTTTTACGAGCTGCGGAAACCACAACCGGTTGTGGTTGGGCGGTCCCGTGTCCAAAATAAAAAACCCCACAATACCGCGGACGGGCGCCAGGGCCGGCGCCGCCGCTATTTGTCGGCGGACGGACCAGTGGCCGCCTAACCAAAACCGGATTCCCAAGCCAACGGCGGTTAACTGTGGCAATGGTAGCGCGGCGCTGGTCGATTTCGGCGCTGGCCGTCGAATTGAGCGCGGACCGGCGGACGATTGCCGCGGCTTTGGCGGACGTTCCGCCGGCCGGCAAATCCCGCGGGTCCCCAACGTTCCGGATGGCGGACGCGGTGGCGGCGCTTTATGGAACGGTGGACCCGTCCAGGGCCGGCGCCGCGCCGCGGCGGCAACGGTTGGATTTAACCGCGGAATCGGCCCGGTTGAAAAAAGCGCAAGCGGACAAAACGGAATTGGAGGTGGACGTTTTGCGCGGGACGTTGATACCCGCGGAAACGGTCCTTTT